AACGAAGGATTCAACAACCGCTTGATTGGCTTCTCCACGGCTCAATCTACCACCGATTTGAAGATCTCTGGTGGCTGTTTGCCAGAAGGTTTGAATTAGACGTGGATCATTGGCATCAAGGGTAAGAACCTCAGCACCAATAAATTCACTGACCTGTTCAATCTCTTCCTGTTGAAGTGCCTTACGAGCAGAAGCCAGACGATTACTGACCAGCCCCTGCTTCACACCGAGCATGGTGGGGGTAAGATGCTCAGCAATGATGACAGGATTGACTCTGGAAATGCCTGCCTGATCGATGAACATCTGCTGTCCAACAGCAAACGATGCCATGATCTCGGCTGGAGTTTTAGCATCCCTTGGAGCAATCAACCTTGTAGAACCATCTGGATTGGTGATGGGAACAACTGGCTTATCGCTTTCCATGAACTCAGACATGATCGTCTGACTGGAAGCAGCAGCAAGTTTAGCACGTCCAACGGCCTGACCATATGCCCTCCACCCATTGATAGCAGGACTATCAGCACGAGCCTGTTCTGCTATGGCAGGAGATACCTGAGCAACCGTGTCGCTAAGAGCAGCATCCTGAGAAGCCTTGTTTGCAAGAGCAGTTTCAGCAGACTTGAAATTATCGTATGCCTCAGGTTTGATGGTAAGATCACCATTCAGAACCTCAGCCATGCCAAGCTTCATTTCTGATTCGTTGCGCTTCTCTGCTTCCTTAAACAGAAAGTCACTCAGAGTATTTGAGAACTGTGACAGCGCCTCTACATTCAAAGCAGAGTTACGAAGCATGACCCTGCCAGCCTCGGCATACTGTTCGATCTGCCGTTCCTGCTGATTGAGGATCTGCCGTGATGGATCGAACGCCTGAACTGGATTAAAGCCTACTCCGGACTGTGGACCTCGGATCGCAACCCTAGGCCCCTGTGATTGATAGATTTGTGCCATTGTTATCTAACCGTAGAGGCGCGTGGAACTGGAGAACCCCAATAACTACCAGAAGGAGGAGTGTACTTGGGTGTATAAATTGAAGGAGTTCCAGGTTGATATTGACTGCTACCTATGCCTCCACCACTCCAGCTACCTCCACCGCTGCTGCTTCCACCTCCGCCTCCGGATGAAGGAGCTTTAAGCGACGAGTATGCTTGGAATCCACTTAAACCTCCTTGAGCAATACCGGTCACCAATCCAAGAGCAGATGGTCCTGGCACTGGAATCGGAGCACTTGGTTTAAGCATCTGGTTAGAAGCAACCACGTTATTCTGACTCTGTGCTTCATTAAAGATGGCTTGAGTGTTATTAAAGAAGTCGTTCTCTGTCCACGCCAGGTTAACACCAAGGGTAGCCAGATCTCTTCCATACTGCCTCTCCGCATCCGACATCAATAGGCCAACGGATTGACCAGTACGTCCCGAAGCTAGGACTGTGCCTTGGGCTTGAAGGGATGAAGTAAGTAATGTTTGTTGTTCAGTGATGGCCTTCTGATACTCCGCACGCAGTTTATTCTGCTCAGACACATAAGCCCGATTGGCGGATTCAGCATTCAATCGATACTGTTCTTTGGTAGCAACAACAGAACGTTCGTATGCTTGAACTTCAGCTTGATACCGCTGTTGATTGACAGAGTTTTGATAGGCAACTTCCTGTTGTTGTTGCGAATAGGACGCAATAGATCCAACAACCGAAGTAAGGCCGGTAATAATACCGACTACAAGTGGGGCGCACATGGCATTAACTTAGCAAATTCAACATAGGTTAAAGATTTTGGGCCAACACTAACATAGGCTAACCGTTTGAACCCAAGCAGGTAAAGTAACTTCATGTGCATTCGGTTCCTTGGATCGGCTACGTTGTGAAGTAATGGATAGGAGGTCTGACGATCGACCCACTGTTTGGCCTCCTTTAAGAATAGTTTGGGGTACTGGCGGACATAGGGTGTGGTTAACATCCAAATGGCTCCGCTATGGGCATCGGTTCTGGATACCCCAGCAGCCCCACAAATCATGCCGTCTGGATTCCAGAAGCAGATTGGATCATCGGACACCTCAACGGAAAGGCGAAGGGCCAGGCGCATGTCTGCAAATCCTAGCCCTTCAAGCTCCTGCTTGTCCTCAGGTTGGAGATTGTCGGCCACCCATTGAACATCGTAGGGTCGGGCCTTGTCAATGAGTTTGGTACAAATTTCCATTTAGATGGAGCGGATGCCTTTATTATTATAGGTGCCTTCCCAGACAATGGAGGTCAGGGCCGATGGGAATGGGGAAGAAGCCTGAAGATTTACTTCCACTTCTGTTCCCTTTGCCATGATCGGAATCTTGTTTTGAGCATTTCGAAGAACAGGAAGGGTGTTTGCCGAATACAAGTTTGCAGGAATCTGGGAAACGTTTACGGTAAATGGATCTCTGCCAAGAGAAGACACCGTAACCTCAAACGGTCCAGAATCATAGCTATCAATCGATAGGCGATTCACTCGTGGTACATTGAGTGTATCCTTGCGATCATTCTGTGTTACATAGAACGCAGGAAGAATTGCAGAGGATAGATACTGATACCCAAGAGCAAATCGCTTACTGGTTTGATCACCTTCAATCTCAACGTAATACTTCTGTCCAACAGGAGCAAGGGCATCATACTGTTGATTAAGGTACTGAACCACACCAGGCTCTAATGTATCTAAGCTAACTAAACAAGGTTGAATTGTTGAGTCCTCTGTGCCATCCTTAAAGCAGATCCTGGTCATATCAGAACCAACATGATACACAGTGGTTGGATTGTAGGTATAGCAATCCAGACGAAGATCAATGAACTTGTTGTCGTAGAACAAAGCACCACCAGGGCTATCGGTCAATAGATTAACATGGCCGAGAACCTTGTTTCCAGTAGCGGTTGTGTACACAACGAACAACCGATCATGCTCAAACTCAAAGACATCTATATTACCGGGCAGGGTCCACTTGAACCACGCAGCCATTTGACGTTCACTGCCACTGTTAAAGAACCTGAATAGGTAGAGTGTGTTTGGATCACGTCGACTGCGAAGACCAAAGGTAGATGCCGATGAGGTAGCCTTTAGTTCAGCAAGATCTGCTGGAAGGTAAGACGGAATGATTCTTGTAAGTTCAGCAACTTGGACCTTACCAATGCCTTGATCAGAAATCAGAATCTCAAATACACCAGTTGAGGTGACGCCTTGTTCGGTCATAATAACCGAAGAGCCAATATCAACCGGAGCTATTTTTGGATCTTGATTGTACGCACCAATTAGGTTAATCTCTGCTGTAGAGGATGAGAAGGCATCCGTTGTGGTTTCTAAAATGTACTGAGCATTATCAGCAAACAACGCCAATCCGCGTGCCATCTGGATAGCATAACGGATTTCAATCGGTTTCAAGGAACCGCAGGAAATATCAATAGGATCACTGTCAACAGAAGTAATGACTGTTGAAGCATAGAAGTCAAAGTAGCTTCCAGCCTGTGAGCAGATGACATTCTCGCCAGCCATCAAAACAAGTCTATTCTTGAAGAATGACATGCCAGTCAGATTTCTACTGACAAAGGTTGGAGGTGGGTTTGTTTCAGCATCACCAACATTACGATTCTGCCACCAATTATCTGCCCAACTATCAATCGCTTGAGTAACAGTTGCTACAGTATTGATGGTGAATGTATCGCCTTGATCACTTGTGACTACATTGCTTGCCGTATATCCACGACCTGCTCTGCTGATTTCAACGCCGTTGATGCGACCAGGATACTCAGCATCAGTTGTAACACCTGCTCGTTGGGTAAGAACTGCTCCAGCTGCTGTGGTAACAGTGGTATATGATCCAAACTTTGAGATGGTGAGGTTATTGATCTGAATTGAGCTATCAGTGGAAGTAATCCGTTGGACCTGATTATTGAGGTACCATGTTACGGTAATTGAGTTATCGGCAAACACCGATTTCTCAATAAAGTTAACAGACGCGCCAGAATAGGCATAGTTTGTAATGACATTGTCAGTACGGATGTCTGTTACCCGCAGACGGAGATTCGAGCCACTGCCACCATAAACTGGAAAACTTTGACCAATTGAATAGCGTCCGCTTGTAGAAGTTGTAATACTTACTGCTGTAGGGACACCAGTCACACTAGCAGTAGAAGTAATACTAGCTGCTTCGGTTTGACCAAGTTGCCGATAGGTAAAGGTACCATTAGCCTCTCTGATGATGGCATGAGGCATTGTGGATGGATTTAATCCAAGTTTAACACTAGGACCAATCGTTTCTTCCCACACACCTGCTCCAGTGGCACTACCATCGCTTGTCTTGAACTTGACGTAGTAGTCATCTCCAGTAGACTCAGCAGATGCTAAGACTTGAACAACCTTATTATTCAAAAATTGACGCGGCAATTCAGCAATGGAACTAACAGCACCTTTATATGCTTCAATCGCATTACCAGTTTGACCACCAGAAGCCTTGATAGCAAAGTCTGTGCTTGTATTTTTTACGATGTGGATTGCATTTCCTACGGCTGTGGCAGTCCACACACCACCAGCATTGATTGTGGTAACAAGGTTTCCTGTAATATCAGATAGGTTGAGTGTTACTGATGATGATGGGTGAGGTGTACTGTAGCTATACGTCGTTGCATCCAGAATGATTGAATATGTCGTGCTATAAGCAACAGAATTGATAACCGCAAAACCAAAAGAAACAAAAGCTGCTGAAGTGGTTGCTTGCTCCTGAACAGTAATCTTACGATTCAGAACAAATGTGTAGTCATTGATCTGAAGAACAGAAAGATCGGTAGAAGATGTATGAGTTGCGTATGTGGTAGCAGATGCTGCTGGAGCATTAACGGTCTGCTGTACTCCACTTTCCGCATCCCAAATACGCAGCGTACCATTCTTTCCAAACTCAATAATGTAACGTTCTTCCTCATCTCGGAAGGTTACGAACCACGTTCCATCAGCAATAGCATTGCTTAATTTACCAATACCTTTGATTCCAGGACGTTTTGCAAGGCCAAAGGTTGGATCAGGATAATAGTTGATACATTCACGCAGCTGGTTACTAAGCTTGAGTGAATCAGGCTGCTGCGAGACCCCACCAACAAGGTTAGGGATTTTCTGTGAAATAGCAGCCATCAGCGAGCAATGGTACGGAATGGAGTGTAGGACACATAGAAGTTTTGTCCTGTTTCAAGACCAAAGATGTTGACCTCTGATGTATTGGTATCATAGGCCAAGCAGTTGGCACGCAGGATGCCTTCGTCTTGAGCATTGAAGTTTACCATTTCGGTAGAGCCAAGGGCCCGACCGGCAAAAACTCGTGCTGCTCGTTGGGTGACATAGTTCTTAAAGACCTGAGGCAGATCCTCAAAGTCAAACAACCATACCACATCACACTTGATGGGGGAACCAGTGGGGAAGGTGTAGGTGTGATTCACCTTATCATAGAGCTTCCCACTTCTAAGTACGGTCTGGTACTTTTGAACGTTGGAGGTTTTATTGTCGGAGATGGACAAAACGTTTTGAGGAACGGAGATGTTTCCATTCACGTCAGGAGTAAACGGATAGTTCACTTCGGTATTGAAGTGCCAGCCTTCTCCTTGAATTTCATGATTAACGGCATCCAGAATTTCCATGGCAAGAGCCAGTTCTGGATTAGCAACATCTAGGCTGACCACTGGAGCCTGCCCGATGCCACTCAACATTTGGTTAATGGCTTGAAGTCTTGTTGTCATTTCAATCCTTTAATACAGGCAGGTAAAAAAAAAGAAGGCCCCCGTAGAGACCTTCTAATCTATTCCTAATAATCTCCAAATTAGGAGTTATCAGACGTTGCGGAAAGCACCGGCACAGGACACACGCACAGGACCAGCGCCATAAGCCAAACGGCCCACGATCACGTCGCCTTGGTAGATGACCTTGGTGTCAGCACCAGTGGTCTGAACGCTAGGACCAATCGCCTCGACAACGCCAGCAGCGTCACGATGGAAGATCAGGCCACAGCTGTTGGTGAAGTTAGCAGCAACACCATAGTTGTTGTTCTCACCGGTCACAGCAGCTGCGTCGATATTGGCACCAGCAGCCGAACCATACTTGCCCAGGAAGGGGATGTTGTTCG